GGCATGAATCAGTATGAAATACCTTAGATACTAAGTCATCATAGCCAGAATCAATATACTTATCCAGATGATCGTATAATGATACGTAGTGAGTTGGAAGGCTAAAGGCTTCAATAAGGACTTCACACCAGTTCTCCCTGTGTAAGTAGTCATCTTCTATAAAGTAAATGATTGTGTCATCATCATAACCCCGACTCTCAACAATTTCAAGTGTTCTTAAAAAACTTCCTGCTTCATTACCTTCATTGATAATTTCTACATCAGCAGGTTTTTCTAATACCAAATGAGCTACATCACTAATAGAGCCAAAGTGTTCATCATATACTATATTTATTTTTGCTAACTCAGGATTGATAGTTCTTTTAAGATTCTCTAAGATCTTTCCTTTATCAAACCAAGGTGGTCTTTTTCTGTTGGGTAGTGATTGGTTGGGAGACGAATAACAATGTCTCAAGAATACTTCAATTTTCATTTCCAATAATCGTAAATGTTTTTAGTTACCTCATAAGGCATATCTTTTACCTTCCTATTGGGTTGCTTAACAGCCCACCCAAACATACTATCAATCAATGGTTCAAGTTGTGTTTCATCCTTAAACTCTAGAAGTTCTTTTGCTTTCTTGTGATTGCAATAAGCATGTTTAACTTCATGTCTTGCTTCTGCATGGTCTATAGTAGCATTATAACCATACTTAGATGCTACTCTCTTCACAGTCTCTGCTGCTTCATTGATAGTAAAATATTTATCAGCTCCTATGTTAAATATCTCACCATCATGTCCATCCAATAACTTATCAAATGGTTTCATATAATACTTGATGTCAGAGAAAGCACGTGTCTGCTCACCATCACCATA